TGCCATCAGCCCCATTAACGCCTTGGCCGCGAAGTAGTCGCGCAGGGTCATGCCCAAGACTTGCTGCTTGCTTACGTCCTGAACTGGAAATACAAGCTCGTCTCTCATAACTCACCTCCCACCACCCACACAGCCTGCCCGCCGGTTGGCTCGTACTTGCCTGCATTCAAGAATATGTATTGCTGGCCCGGCACTCCGGCAGACTGCACATAAGCCATGATTCGGCCGTTGTGTTTAACCTCAGTCACTACCGCCACGCAGCCGCCAAAGGTTTCCATTTCCGGGTCGATTTGCACGATGTCGCCAATATTCATGATTCACCTCTTGCCCGGATGGCGAATGCACACTCTTCAGCGCCAATTGAGCGCCCTTGGTCTATAGACTTATACGCGGCCTTCCACTGCGCCCACGCTTGGTCCTCCACTTCGTCACACACCCTCGCACAAGCCTCCCTCTCATCTGCCCGCACGGCAGCTTCGACGAGGGCGGTGAAGCGTTCCAACTCGTGGAGACAGTTCTCATCGGAATGGATGTAAATTCCGCCAACCCCATCAACGTGTTCATCTGGTCTCAGGACCGCTGATACTCCCCAGACTTCGATCGCCATTTGCAACACATCATCCCTGTTCATGATTCACCTCCTCACGAAAACCCGGCAGCGCAGCGCCTCAAGGTCAGCCGTTAGCCTTTCGTTCATTTCCATGAATGCATCGCGCTCCTGCGTGAGTCGCTCAACCTCGGTTTCGTGGTCGTAAAAAAGGACGTATTCGCCGTCGTCGTCCTTGACCATATCCTCCAGGAATCGGCCTGATTCTCCGTCGCACAGTCCGTTAAATCCGTATCGCTGGATCATGATTCACCCCTCGCCGCGTCGAAGTCGGCCAGCCATTCCTCAAACCTCCCGCCCGAAAGCAGCTCATCCCAAGGGGCGGGGTCGCCGTTCAGGTGAAGCCCGTATACCCCGGATGAGTCCGCGATAAGGGCAGATACCGCAGCAATCCCTTTGCGCAGCCGCTCGACCTCGGCCTCGGCTTTCTCGGCGCGCTGAATCGCGGCATTCCACTGCGTAAGCGTGTCTGCCCATTTGTCCCATGCCGCAACCTTGATCGCGTCTTTTTCGGCTTGCAGACTTTTCACCTCCCCCACAGCGCACTCGTAATGCTCCGGCCCTGATTTCCAGCAGTCGTCCCAGTGGGTTCCTTGTATGCTCATCGCGCCACCCTCGGCGGGCTGCCCTGTACGCAGCCCAGATAAATGATTTCCAGATACGCATCAGGCCGCGCCTGTGCGCCCTCGATGTGTTCCTGTGCCAGTGTCAGGCACCGCTGTTCGTCAGCGGCGTAGAGCATGGTGGAGCCTGGGACTCCGGCGTCTAGCCAAGCGAGGATGAACCAATAGCCCATCACTTCAACTCCGGCCATTTCTGGGCAACGCGCTCTTCCGCCATGTCCGCGATTTCCCAAATGCTCGGCACCTCGGTTATCCGTCCCGCTTTGAATGCCGCATCTCGCCCCATCCACAATATGAAAGCCTCGCCGACTAACGCCTGCGCGTAATTGTGTCGTGGAGCAGTCTTTCCCCGACCCTTTGCGTTTGCGCGGTTGAACCTCATCCGAGCAGGCTCAAGTTTTGTTGAACCCCGGCGGATTCCGCATGCCAGCAACGTGCCGAAGCGTGGGACTCGATGCGGTCCATCAGGATTTTTGCCCGGACAGCCTTTGACCGTGGCGCGTATGCGCCAGTCCACGCCTTATCAATGCCGATATTCCTAGCCACGTTTGTGCTGTCGGCAGACGAAAACGGGATGTGGCTAAAGATGACGGAATCCAGCATCCGCAATCCGTGCAACTTGGTACGCGGCATCCCATCCTTGTCGCAGATAACCCGCATGGCCTCGGCAATTCTTCCCCACCATTGGCGGGTTCCAGGCGTCGCAAATTCTCCTGAACTGCCAAGCGCAACCCGAGGAAACGCCCTAACCAACCAATCCAGATAGGCCATAGATTCGTGCATGTGCCAAACCGGGACACTGTATTCCCTACGCAAAGGCCAGTTGCGCACCAATCGGGCGTTTTCCTCCTCGGTTCCGTCGATAATGTCCGGTATCAGACACCAGTCCACGGCAGGATGTTTTAGCCAATGGTTTGCCCATTCGATAAATCCGGGAATGTCCAATTGATGTCCGGATTTCCAGGCGGAAAACGCCCCGTTATCCAATGCGACTGACTGGCAGATTTCGACCGCCATATCAATCTGGTCAGGGTGGGCGAACGACACCATTGCGTGACGTGCATGCAGTGCGCTGATGGCGGCGTGCGCCGGGGTCATCGGGAGCCCGTGGTAATGAATCATCACCACACCTGCCCGCTGATAATTCGGCTTATCGTGTTCTGCCTAACCCCGTATTCCCGCGCCAACTGCGGCTGATTCGCTTCGCGGGCAAAATACCTGCGGCGGATTTCCTCAGCTTTTTGTCTGTCCATGTGGCGGTAGTTCCGTTTGGGGCGGTGCGTCAAAACGGCAAATCTTCGCCGTCGTCGAATTCCGGCTGAGCGGCAGCGCGAGCCGTTTGCATTCCCTGCTTTCCGGTTTCCTGTTTTGGCTTGAACGCGAAACTAAAAAACTTGCCGCGCTTGCCCTCTTTCAACCAAGCCGAAATGTAGTATTCGACGCCGGCAATCATGGCCGTGCCGGTGTAATCCGGGTGCGTTTCCTTTTCCTTGCGATCATTCCGAAACAAACTGCCGGAATTGTCGCGTTGCTCGTATGCCATTTATGCCGCTTCCTTTTTCAGTGACTTAATGAATTCCCGCGCCTTGCCGTCCAGGTTGTCCCAGACCATGCGTTTTGCCCTCTCGTTTTGCCCCAGTTCCTCAAGCAACTGTTGCGCGCCCAGTTCGTCGCCCTGCGTCGCGTAGTCCAGCAGGTTGTTCACGTAATCAAACCGTGCAGAGGCCGTGCGGTTTTCCAGTTCCTTGCACTGCGTTTTCTGCTTTCCTGTAAGCCGCCCGTAAGCAAGGCGGAAAGCCGGTTGATCTGCGGCAATGGCCAGAACATGCCAGCCGTCGCCGTTCTCCAAAGCCTTAAGCAGCTCGCCGTAAACGTCCTTGGTGGGCGCGAGTTCGCGCGGGGCCTCGCTGGCCTTGTTGCCGTCGTCGTCCTCGTCCGCGACGACACCCAAAGCAGCGGCAAGAGCGAAACGCTTTGCATAGGTGGTGGCACTGCCGTAACCGTGCGCGTCCGCTTTGCCCACGGGGATTGAGAATTCTGCGCGCATCCATTGCCCGCCGTGCGCAAGCCGGGTGACTAGGTGCAGGCGTCCGTCGTCGGAATGAACGGGCCATTGGCTGACGGCAATCTTGTGCTTCGCCAAGGCGTCACGGCAGGCCGCCCAAACGCCCGCCAAGTCCGCGTATTTCGAGCGGAAATGCGGGTTGGTTTTGTCCTTCACCGCCGGCTCAATTTCGCCCTGCGCGGCGGCTAAGGCCGCGTCGAGCTTGTCGGTTTCTGTGCTTGTCTCAAACATTCCAGCTTTCCTCTGTCAGGCCGTCCCATTCCTCGTCGGACAGCACGATTTCTTCACAGTCGATTTCGACGCAATCCAGCGCCTCGAAATCAATGTCGTCGTCCCACGCCGCATCGGCATAGGGCGGTTCGTCTCCGCGCGGGTCGTTCACCATGTCCGCGACCTCCTGGCGAGAATGTCAGACTCGGTGCGAACGTGGTCGCGCCACGCCTCGTAGGCGTCGTAAGCCGTCGTTTCGATTTCAGACCCGTCGGCGTAAACAAGTCGCCATTCGTTGCTTTGTTCGCGGCGGCCCTCGTAGTGAAAGAGGGCGTCGTGGTAATCCTCAAAATACTCTTCGGCCATCCATTGGCCGAAGTCGTAAACCTCGATCACGAATGCGTCATCCCGCACCGGCTCAATCCACAAATCGCACGCGACGTGCAGCGTGTTGGCGCAAAAGTCCTTGTGCCACGCCAGATTGTTGAGCGCCCCGCCAATCTCGGCCGGGGGATAAGGGAACCGAATGCGCGAGAGGACGCCGTAATAATCGGAGGCGTAATAGCGCCGTTCCTTGACGATGTATTTCTGCCCCATGTCACTCACCACTGCAACGCCAGCATCACGGTGCATACCGCGACGCATAGCGCCTCCATGATTCGCGAAAACCACACGTCAGCCAGACGGCGGCGGCGGGCTTGTTTCCAGTCGCGGGCAAACACGGCGCGGCTCATGACCGCACCATGGCGACGTAATCGCGGTGACGGGCCTGGGCCTCGGCGGGGCCGTCAACGTCCGGGGTGTCAGGCGTCGCCAGTTCCCATTCCTCGCGCAGGGCGTCGTCCAACTCCGAAACCATGAACGCATAGGCGGCACTGGCGAACTTGCGGCCGGCCTCGGCGAACCTTTCCGGCGTCGTGTAACGGGCCTCGATAAAGTCGGCCAGGTACTCGCCGAAAATGCGCTGGAATTTCGTCATGTCAGCGCCGGCGATGGCCGTCAAAAAGCCCTCGTCGCGCAGGTATTGCGACGTGATTTCATGCTTCAGCGTGACGGGAACGTCGAACCAGTCCTTGCCGTCGTTCCAGTCGCGAATGATTTCCTCGTATGCGTGCATTTATGCGGCCCTCATGTTGGATTCATGGACGCACAAGCAGCCCTTGCTGGAATCAAAACGCACAATGTGCCAGCCGCCAGTTTCGGACTTGGTAACTGTCGCCATTTCAAAGTCGACTCCATCAAGCCGGCCGATAAAAACGACCTTTACTCGGTCGCCGCGTTTCAGTGCCTTCATTTCCGCCTCCCGTTGCCCGTTGTGTGTGGGCTGTTGAGCACAAGAATACTAGACGGGGAGAAATACACAAGTACGAGATTACTAATCGAGACCAAAAAGACGGCGGCCGGCTAGGCCGATTTGTTCTAAGTGGGCGGTGCGTTATAACTCCAGCGCATAAGCCGGGAGATTCCCCCGGATGGGGTAATTTAGGCCGCTTCGGACGGCGAGGCGTTCCGCATGCGGAAAGTAAAGTGGTACTTGCGCAGGTGAGTACGCTTGTACTAAAATGGGGGCATGGACAGAACCGAACAGGCGCGCGCCTACATACGCGAAATGCGGGGCCGGTGGCGCATCTTGTGCGCCGAGGCCGGCCTCAAGTACGACTGGGTAATGAAGTTTGGGCAGGGGCATATCCACAGCCCGAGCGCTCGGTTGATCGACAAGGTTCTCGCGCACCGTGACGCGGCGAGCAAAGCCGCATGAACAACGCCAGCCCCGCCGGGGTTTCTCCCTCCTCGTTCCCGCCGTGCAACCGGCGCGGGCTGGCTCCTAACCCTGCGCAGTGCATTAAACGGCCCCTCCCCGGTGCTGCGCTCTCTGCCGTCCTCCTTTGCGATTTCGACGCGCTGGACGGCAGCCTTTTATTCGGTTCAACCCAATCAGGCGAGGCATTAGTGATGCGACGCGATGACGAATTCGGGTTGTTGATAGGCCTTGCCTTGGCTATCCCGGCCGGGCTTGGCATGTGGGCGCTGATAGTGGGCGCCATTATTTCTTTTCAGCGATAAGAAAACACCTAAAGCGGAGGGCGTATGAGCCAAGCAAGTGAAATACTCAAGGCATTGAAGCGTGGGAGGAAGTTGACCCCGCTAGCCGCGCTGAACGAGTTTGGGACGCTGCGCTTGGGCGCTCGCATTCTGGACTTGAGGCAGTCCGGATACGACATCAAGACGCGGATGGTTCGCAAGGGCCGTTCTCGGGTCGCTGAGTATTCGCTATGAGCTACCAGTCTTTCATTGCCGAAAAGTTGGCGCATACGAAAACCGACGGCATCGACGTGAGCCGTCTCGAATTCGACGCGCGATATTCACTGATGCCGCATCAGGGCGATCTTGCCGCTTGGGCGCTTCGTCGTGGTCGTGCGGCGATATTTGCTGACACCGGTCTCGGCAAGACCCGCATGCAGCTAGCGTGGGCCAACACAGTGCACGAAACGACCGGGCAGCCTGTCATCGTCCTGTGCCCGCTGGCCGTGGCGGATCAGACAGTCGGCGAGGGGCGGCGAATCGGCGTCAACGTCACGCACTGCCGGACAGGCGACGATGCCGGCCCGGGCGTCAACGTCATCAACTACGACCGGCTGCACCTGATCGATTCCTCGATATTCGCGGGCGTCGTGCTGGACGAGTCGAGCATCATCAAGCATCACACCAGCAAGACGCTAGGCGCGCTAATGGATGCTTTCCGGGCGACCCCGCACAAGCTGTGCGCGACCGCTACCCCCGCCCCGAATGATTGGGTTGAGCTTGGAACGCACGCGCAATTCTTAGGTGTCCGCACTCAGGCCGAAATGCTCGCCGAGTTTTTTGTCCACGACGGGGGGGAGACTCAGGTCTGGAGGCTGAAGGGCCACGCGCGCAAGGAATTCTGGCGATGGGTGGCGACCTGGGGGGCGATGGTTAAAAGCCCCGCCGATCTCGGTCACGATGCGTCTGCATACGACTTGCCGCCGCTGTCGGTTCACGAGCACATCATCGACTCCGTGGCGCTGTCGGGGCAGTTGTTCGCGGGCGGCACGATGACGCTTTCCGAGCGCCGGTCGGCGCGGAAAGACAGCTTGTCAGGGCGGGTCAAGGAATGCGCCGAATTGGTCAACCGCACACCCGGCCCGTGGGTGGTCTGGTGCGAATTGAATGCCGAGGGCGACGCGCTGACAGCCGCGATTGACGGGGCCGCGCAGGTTTCCGGGGCGGATTCGGCAGAACACAAAGAGCGCATTTTGCGTGATTTCGCCGAAGGTCGCGTGCGAGTGCTGGTGTCCAAGCCGTCGATCTGCGGGTGGGGCCTGAATTGGCAACACTGCGCAAATATCGCGTTTGCCGGGGTTTCTGACTCGTGGGAATCCTACTACCAGGCTGTGCGCCGATGCTGGCGGTTCGGGCAAACCAAGCCCGTGAGCGTTCATCTGTTCGTCAGCGAGGCCGAATCAACGGTGTTGGCGAACCTCAAGCGGAAGGAATCCGACGCGCACGCAATGTCCGCCGCGCTGTCCGCCGAAACCCTCGCATCCGTCCGGGAGTCGGTATTCGGATCGTCGAGGGAATCCAACAAATACGAGCCGAAAGCGGCAATCAAGCTGCCGGCCTTCATGGGAGGGGTTAAATCATGCGCTGCTTAAACCAAACGCACGGCGAGGGCTGGTCGCTGTATCACGGGGACTGCGTGGAAGTGCTGAAGGGCATTCCCGATCAATCGGTGCATTACAGCATCTTTTCGCCGCCGTTTATCTCGCTTTACACGTACAGCAACAGCCCGAGGGACATGGGCAACTGCCGGAATGCCGAGGACTTCTACGAGCATTTCGGCTTCCTGGTCGACGAGCTTGCGCGGGTTATGCAGCCCGGTCGTGACGTTTCTTTCCATTGCATGCTGCTGCCGACATCCAAGCAGAAACACGGATACATCGGGCTGGAGGACTTCCGGGGCGATCTGATTCGCCTGTTTCAGTCGCGAGGATTCATCTTCCACTCGGAAGTGGTTATCTGGAAAGACCCGGTAACGGCGATGCAGCGCACTAAGGCGCTCGGCCTGTTGCATAAGACGGTCCGCGAGAACGCCAGCATGAGTCGCCAAGGAATCCCTGACTATTTGGTCACGATGCGCGCCCCGGGCGAAGTCATCGAGCGCGTAAAGCACGACGCACGAGAGTACCCGGTCGAGAAGTGGCAGAAGATCGCCTCCCCGATTTGGACCGATATCGACCCGTCCGACACGCTGCAATACATGAGCGCCCGAGAACACGACGACGAGCGCCACATCTGCCCGCTTCAGCTGGA